AAATATAGATAATCAAAAAAAGATATACTTGTAAGTGTTCTTGCAGCCTCTATTATTGTGGGTGAATACACATTGAAGTTGCTATATATTTTTTTAATTCCTTTCCTAGTTATTTTTTCTTTTTCAACAGGCCTAAATTTTTTGAAAGAACCTATTCGATTATCGTATAAAATTTTATTAACCATCTGTTCGATTTCAACTTGTTCTATCAGGTATTCAATAGCCATTTTATTGTTTACTTGCAACTCAGCTGATGCAATATACACATAATCATTTTCAAATGAAAGTACTTCAAAGTTTCCGTCTTCATGCATAAGTACATACACAAAGTTGTCTTCTAAAAATTCTTTTAAATCTATTTTATTTAATAGGTTTTTTATGACTATGACTTCTTCATCACTTGGCTCTCTATTACAATAAAACTTTTCTGCAAACTTCATACATCTAATTTAATAAAAAAACCCCCAACATATGTGGGGGTTTCTACATTATGAAAACATAGTCCAGAGAACAATTAAAAAAACTCTAAACTTTCAAAAACTAATACAAATATACAAAAAAATTTTAAAAAGGTGATTCTCCGAATCCCCATTCGTATCTCAATGTAACAAACCAAAAATGTAAGGAGAATGTAAAATGCTCTACATTTTCATCTGGCTCCCAGAATTCATAGCCAAAAACCATGGCTTCAAAAGGATGCCTTAAACTAAACGATACTTGTTCCCATTTTTCTTCCATTAGAATATATGTGTTAATCTTGCAATTTGACCATGGTCTGGATGATGTATGAAACCTTCTATTGCTTTAGGGTTATGTTGATATCCATTCCTATGATGCCAAGAGTCTGCAGCACTTGGACTTCTTAAACTTTCTACAGTTACACCTGTATAATCTTTTGCATTTTTATGATGCACGTGGTGTGTGTATATGTATCTATGCTTACAGCTTGACCAATTATCCTTCGATTCAACAGCCATAAGCAAAGGTAAATTTGCGACACGCGCGCCATCACCGTGTGTTGTGCCGATTAAATTAGCTCCATACTTGTAGTACTTTCTATGTGTAATAGAGCAATCAAATGTTACGTTTTTTGCATGTCTAAACCATGACTGAATTACGTCAGCGAGAAAGAAACCATGCGTATAGTCGTGATTTGAAGGGTTGTACATTACATGAACATCCGAAATAGAACATAGTGTTTCTATGATTTCAACATACAATGCTTTTGCCTTCAAGAAGTTTTCATACCACATACCGTCAGTATCTTGAGGTGTGCCTGATGTTGTCGTTCTTTTTGGTGTGTCTATATGTAATATATCGTTACCTATAATCAAAACTATCATATCAAAATTAAATCCTTTAGATTTATCTAAAATACCTTTTACACCTTCTCTTACTCGATTCACCGCTATTTCTTGGTTGTAATCTTCACCTGTTTCAAAAGCTGAAGACAACTTCCCCAAATGTATATCAGCAGGGTCAACCACTAATAAGTGAGGGCTATCTATTTTTTTTCTTTTAATAGTTTTATACCTTGGCGAATGCTCATCCATTTCTTTGATAATATCTTTACTTATTTCATTGTAAGACATTATCGCTGGTCTAACACGCACAGAATATTCTTTAGTTTTATCCCAATATTCTGTTACACTATTAAAATCTATACCTCTAGCCTCGCAGTAAGCCGCTACTCCGCTATGTTTTATTTCGTTTAGTTGTTTGATTTGGTCTTGTGAAATGTAGGCTCTAAATGTGTTTCTCCCTACTTCCAATCTTTTTAGAGGCACTCCTAATGCTTTTGCCTCATCATGAGTTAAGCGAACTCTTTTATTCATGGTTCCATCGTTTTTTTCAAATCCTTTAAATCGTATATTAAAGAATTTATAGTGTTCTTACACTCATCGAATTCCCCATCAAAAACATCTTCGAAAGCGGAGTCTAGCTTAGTATGCATTTTGTTAAATACATTTACTAGATATTGCTCTCGTGATGTTGCTGCCATTTTACACTTTGTGTAGGAACATGATTCCTTTTAATAATTTATCATTCATCTAAAAATTGTTTTAAATTTGGTTTAAAATACTCAGAACCTTTCATAACCTTGCCGTCTGACCTTTTTAATACCTTTCCATTTTCTAATTTACTCATGTTTGATTTATGTACTTCTTCAAACATATCGTAAAAAACTTTTTCTAACCCATGCGAAACGACAGCGCCATACAAAACGTATGCTATGTCGATAATTGCATCACTTACTTTCACTAAATTTTCTTCCTCACACGCATCCTTATATTCATTTATTTCTTCTAAAAGCAAATTATATCTTAAATTAAATTCATTTTTTTTAAGCAAACTTGGTTTCCTATTAACAGGAACGTTAAACGCCTTATTGAAATTAGTTAACATTGTGGTTAGTTCTGACATTTTGTAAATGAATTCCTCTAATTTAGAAAAAAATTATTGAATTCTCAACATTTTGTTAATTTTTCACTAATGTGATAATATAAATCACCTATTTTTTGCTGCATTTTTTTCTGGTCTGTTTTTTGATTATACAATTCTTGACCTCTTTTTTTCTTACCCTTGTAATTTATTTCCAGTTGTAAATGATTTTTATCATAGATGACTGGATATATTTTTATATCATTGTCAAAACATACTTTCATTACTTCATGAACATTGAAATCTACACTTTTCATTACCCCATTTTTTCCCTAATTGATTTACAAACCAAACTAGACTTGCTCTTTTTTCAAAGTTATGCCATTTTTTGTTGTAATAAAATCGAGTAACAAAACATTGCTCTAAAGGTATATCTTCTACGATATCATAGACGTCAAAGTATTCTACTTTTAAGACAACTGACTTGTGTGTCCGCCAGCTGTCGCATATTCTTTCAAGCAATAAACGCTGTCCAAGCGGTATTTTTATACCTCTTTTTTTAACTTCAATAAGTATAAGTATTTGATTATCAAACTCTAAGACAGCATCTATATCGGATGGATGCATGGCTCCATTTTGCACCATTGTAAAATCTATTGTGCGTCGTACTTCTGCGCTATTTCTGATAAGGCTGTCCAATGATTGTGAATTAAAATTTACCAAAAGTTGTTTTATGCAAACCTTTTAATAATATTTTGTTAAGCCTATTTAGGTAGGCTTTAATTTTTTTTATTGTTTTCATAGTTCTATGTTATCAAATTCTATGTCTAGTGTTTTAGATATTTCAAATGGATTTCTTTTGTTTACAAGCCAATTAGTATTGTCCCATGCAGGATTACCTTCTTTAATTGTGGTATACCTTCCATTGTTTACATTCCATCCATAGAAAACTTGCGCTTGATTTTCTCCAAGATTACCAAACTTTACTTTTAAAACTTTAATTTTAACAGTGCCTTTTTCATAATCTCTATGCACAAGTAAACCGTGCGGACTCATGTCATAGAACTCACCACCACCCTTCACGTCGTAAAATGTGGGCTCAAACAACTTCCCTTTATCTGATTGAGGTTTTGTTGGGTGTGCAACTAAAATGCACACAACGTCATGTTTTTTACAAAAGCTATCAATTTTATTTAAATAAATATTTGTGTAGTCAGTAATACTTAAATTTAAATTCTCTTTATCTCTTACTTTGTTATATGGGTCTATCACCAAGCATCGAATACCTAACCTTTTTACTAGTTCCTCAGCTTTCTGAAGAACGTTATCTAGATTAAAACCTTGCTCATAATCAATAAAGAAAAAGTTTTTGTTAATATGCTCTAAACAAGCTAACCAGTTTTTAGTTTTTGTTTCTTTATAATTAGGTGTTGCGCCATAAAGTTTTCTAACCAACTTATCTACATGTAGGTATTGTGGGTAGTTTTCTGTAGAGGCATATGCAGTTTTCCAACCATACATCATGTTGTATCCTATAGTCATTTGGTCTACAAAATCAGACTTTCCGCTTGAAGGAAAACCTGTTACAACAATAAATTGTTTTGTGTATGTCGAAAAAATATTATCAAAACCATTTAGTCCAATCTTGTATCCATTCTTGATACCATGCTTATAGAAATCATCAAGGTCTGCTATGACATCTGACACTCTCAAAACATTTTCTATAGGGCAAGGCACTGCTTGATTTATTGTTTCTTTTAGTTCAGCTTTACCGTATTTAATTAGGAATTCGTTTGCATCCTTACAATCTTTTAAATCAACTAAGTATATTTTATCAGAACCTAATCTTCTTATAAACTCTTGCTTACCATTCTCCCCTGCCTCATCATTATCCAAAGCCAAGTAAATCTTTTCTTTATTTTCAAAATAACTATAGTAATCTGTTAGGTAGTCTAAATTTATTTGACCACTAGCATTGAATCCGTTTGGAACACTTATTACATTATGAACACCAGCTTCATGATATGATGCGCAATCTATCTCCCCTTCAACTACGACACACGTGTCGGTTTCTTTTATACTGTCGATATTGTAAAAGGTTTTTTGCGCCCCTTTGTATAGCTTAAAGTTCTTACGAGAGTCCCTGTATTTAATGTTAACTAATTGATTATCAACAAGATAGTTAAACATAATTACATTTACTTCTTTATTTACTTGTGGCATATACTCTTGGCCGTGTGAAATTTTCAGCGTGTCGATTGTTGATTTGGATATACCTCTTTTCATAAACCAACTAACAACTTTGTCCACCATTTTTATCGGCTTAGCTTTTGGTATTGTGTATTTCTTTTCCGCTAATGAAGACTTGTACGAGTGCAGCTGCAAGACTTCGCCGCAGTGCTGGCATGTACCAAGCCCTCGTTCCCAATCAAGCATTAAACATTTCTGTGTTTTCTTTTTCCTAGTGTGTGAACATTTAGGGCATGTAGATTTTTTAGCCCTTGTGTCTAAACCATAAAGGTTGAAGGTTTCTATTTCGAAGCCGTTAATTTCCATAACTTAATATTTTAAATTCAAACCCTGGCTTATCAAAAATTGTTTTGTCTTTTTCTAATTGTTTTTTTGTTCCAGATTTTAAGGCTTGACCTTTCCATTTCCATTTATATATACCACCTGTATTCTGCACTTCTTTTTTATTATACTTTATCCAATTTATAAAATGTGTTTTATATTCACGCATGTTTCTTTTGAAATCACTTGTCATAGATAAGTGTTCATGAAATTTTTTCAATGCAGAGTGTAGAATATCTTTGTCTATGCTTTGATTCATACATACTTGCTCAATCCAAATCGAGTTAGATAAACATTCTTTGTGGTATTTGTCGTTATTTGTAGGGTATATTGTTACAGGTTTTTTTTGTACGCTTTCTTCTACTTGGTAGCTGCTATAATTAGCTATGGTGATAAGTGTGTACTTGTTTGTCGCATCTGTAGTTATCTCTCCTGTTCTTTGTAATCGTTTTAATGATGTCCTTAGCTGTCTGATAGGTATATCTAAATCTTTAGATAATCTTGTAAGAGAGGTTATGTATTGTCCTTTCTTTACAGATACACCCATAAATTTGCATTTATCAAAACATGCGTTTAAAAGTAAATGTATAAATACGTTTTTTGTGTTTTTATCTCTATACCATTCCCAATCTAGAATGCTCCTGTGCAACTTTATGTACCCTTTCATTTGTTTGTTTTTGATTCTCAATTAAGTTTTTTAAGTCTTCAATGTTTTTGTATTCGTATACCTCTGATATAAGATTTGTCAATTGTTCTAAATATTCACAATTTTTTTCATAAAATATTTTATCTAATACTTTTGAAATATATTGTGCGCTTTGTGCTGAGATATATTTATCATATGAAATTTGTTTTACGATTTCCATGTCTATATCTTCAACTAATTTTTTAAATGTCTTATCAGAAAAAATTAAGTTCTTAACTTTCTTTTTACTGTGTAAAACTGCTGCATGATGGTGCGCTCTTTTTCTTCCCATTTTCGTACTGAAGTCGCCAATAATTCTCAGTTTGGTATTTGTATGTTTCATGCACATATAATGAAATACTGCTCTTATATCAGCAACTTCTTGTCTTTTTGAGTTTTGAAATATGAACTCTATGTTGACCTCATACTTATCGGCAACAATTTTTGCTATTTTATAAATTGTGGTTTCTTTCATTTGATTTAATAAAAAAGGGGGGCCAAGGATGTAGTAAACGAACTATCTAAATTATGATTATGACTTACAAGCCCCCCTATGATTTAAAATGGTAAATCGTCAAAGTCTGAGTCAGAGGCCTGCGATGTCGCATCTGTCGTAGCAGGTGATGATTGTGAATCTTTTTGACCTTTGACAATTTTGCCATCAGTCCAAATGACACTGCCATTACCAAGATAATGCTTGTCGGCTTTTCTTTCTCTTTCCTCCTGTGATTGTTGCATGGTAATTGTTACGTTTTTACCATACTTTGATTCATCATTTACAGATATTAAGACTGGTATATAACTATCTTTTTCACCCTTAATGATTTTTGTTTTGTCAATTTTCTTCAATTCTGAAGCCTTGATTGACGCTGAAATTAATGTACTCATATTTATATATTTAAAATTAAATTTTTAGTAAGCTATAAGCTATAATCATACAAAAGATTATAACCATTATACGTTCCATCCACGAATCTAAAGAATCGTATTTAGTGTTTCTATATTTCTTCATACTTCATAAAATCTTTTAGCTTGTCTGTTTTATCTAGGAAATACTTTTTATAGTTATCCTCTGCTTGTTCTACTTTTTCTTGCCCTTTGGTATATGAATTATCGGACACATCAAACAAACCAATACAACCTGTCTTCTTTTCGATGACTATGAACCTCATCGGTTTTTGAAACATTTTTGAGTATATGAAGGCTTGTGAATCATAATTATATGTAAAAAAACTATGACGGAAACCTTTCAAATTACTTGTAGTTTTTATGTCGTACAACCAGTCGTTAGTAACTATGTCGGCTTTACACTTCCATTCTATGTTGTTGTCTGTAAGTACATCGACGTTAGGGACTTCAAATTGTACATCAGGATTGTTCAATACTTCTGCGACAAACTCGTTGTCTTTAGCTTTGTTGACTTCATTTATAAGCTGCTCCGCTTCGCTTTCCAGAAGCATCATATCCAGATTCTTTTCTGCTAAAGCCTCTTTGTATATGTTTGTTCTCCTTGAACTACACGAAATAAACTGTGGCTTTGTGCCAAACATCAACATCTCATGAAATGCTTGTCCATATTCAAAAGCTACACTTTGTTCCTTCGGCTTTTGAAAGTCGTTAGGATTGTTGATTAAGTCGTATATGTCGGAATTAGATAAATACTTTTTACCTAACTCGCCGTAATAGTTCTTATCATCTTTAAGTTGTTCAATTATTTTTTCCATACCTGTGCCTCCTGTCTTTTGAAGTCTTCGCTTTCATCTTCACCAAACACACCTAGTTCATAGAAACCAGTCAATTTTAAGACTGCTCTACTCATTGCGCGTTTTTCTGCCATCTCCATAACATACCAAGTGTTACAGTTTCCAACTCTTGTTTGTTTTATATCATCTACAAGATTGCCCTCAGAATCTTTCTTCTTTATTATCTCTTGCTTATACTCTTGAATCAGTGCGGAGCCAAATGTCTGTATATTTTTATTGCCATCGTATCCGTGTGAAGCTCTTGCTTTTACGACACAGAAGTTAGCTTCACAGTTTATAACGTCATATTCGATATGTATTGCTGCTTGTGCTTGTATTTTATCAATACCACTCCTGGTGATGATTACGTAATGTTGATGCTTGAAAACATCACTTTTGTCTAGACCATACTTTTTGTATAGTTCTTTTAGTTTTTCGATTTTCATAATATTATATTAAATTATTAACAATAATACGCAATATAATGTTAGTATCCTAACAAAGTGCGTAATTTTTTTATTCTGCGTAAGGTTTTTCTGAAATAAAATTCTTTTTCCTTTGCGATAGCTATATGAAACATATTCCTATTTATAGCTATGGATTCAACAGTGTTTTTTGTAGCTAAATCTTGTGCAAATTGTTCGACACCAACATGTATCATGTCCGCTATCTCGTAATTTGAAAGTGGTCTGTATATGTCTGTTGAGGTATCAAAAATTTCCATTGTAAAACTTTTTGTGTTGGATTGATTCTTAATAGAACTTTTACTTATCTTGATTGTTTTATAAAAAATATGTGTAGTCGGTGGAAAATTAACTATTTTTGAGTTTCTGTTACTAGCAAGCAAGTTCCATGCTTTGTCTAGCAAGCGATTTCGTTCTCTTATTTTTTCTATCATTTTTGAAAATTGTGAATTGTATAATTGATTAAATTGATTACTGTTT